GACATCAGGGCGTATCAAGCGAAAGCATCCCGAACTATACGATATCGTTCTCGGCGAATAATGGAAGCACAGCGTACGCAAACGAATTGGGGCGATACAATAAACCGTTTTTAGGGCGATATTATTTTTTGAATTGGGTAGAAAGTTACGATGCAGGTTAAGGTTAAGATTGAAAAAAACGCAGATAAGATTAAAACGGAATTTGCGAAACAGACGGAGCGTGTGTTATACGCAGTTGGCACGCAAGCGGTCGGCGATATCGTCGTGTATATGGGCAAGCCTGATTTTACGGGCAAAGACATAGTCGATACGGGCAGGCTTAGAGCGAGTATATCGTTTTTAACGCCCGAAAAAGCAAGCGGGGCGAACGGTGCGGAGGCAAGCAAGTCCGACACGTTACAAGGACAGGGCGAAGAAAAAGCCGTATTGGTCGGCAGCAATGTTGAATATGCAGACGATGTTAATAACGGAGCGTTTAAAAAACCAGCACGTAAGTTTATGGAAAACTCGATTAACCCGAATAAGGCGAAGTATCAACGGACAGCTGATAAAATATATAAAGGTGAGTTATGATTGAAGATTATTTTTCCGATATAACGATAGAAAAGCGTGAGGGCGGTGATGACGGACTTGGCGGCGGTGCGATTAATTATGTTAATCTCGGCACGGTTAAAGGGTTGTTACAGCGTGCAAGTTCGACTGAACGAATGATAGCGGCACAGCGTAATGTCGTTGATGTTTATACGTTTATGACAAAACCGACAGATAATGCGGTTGAAATAAAAACAGGATATATTATATCGGACGGAGTAACGACAGCGGTCATAACAAGCTCGGAACTTAAAGGCAATTCAGAATCTGAAACAATGCAGGACATATCGCAATGGACGGCAGAGAAATATGTTAAGGAGGGTTAGGCTATGACGAATGGTGCTAAAGCGTTAATTGCTTGGCTGAATGAAAATGTTATAACGTCGTATCAAGAGCCTGTGCCTGGATTTGCCGTATTGCCGTACGCATCGCTTGGATATGTTGAGGGCGAGTTTGCGGAGCCTGTATTGCAACAGATAACGATATGGACACGGTCAGATAGCAGTTATGCAAGTGCGTATAGTTATGCCGACACGTTGTCTGAATTACTTGGAGAGAACGGCGTATTACTAGACGGTACGGGCATAAAGCTATGGATAAAAAAAGGTTCTCCGTTCGTTCAGAATCGTAACGATGACGAATTAACGGTTAGAGCGGTACTGATAAATTTAGAAATTAGTTATTATTAAAAAGGAGAAAAGGCTATGGCAGGATTATTAACAGGTGTTACAAGCAACACGAAACAGAATATACAGCTTGGTGCGGGCGTACTGTTGTCCAATTTTACGCCCGGCTCGGCGGTAACCGAATCAGACATAATCGGAGCGACTCGTGGCGGCGGTAGTTTTACCGCAACGCCGACATACAGAGATTTAGAGGCGGACGGACTACCCCAAAACACTAAGGAATTTAATGTTATTGATGAATGGGTTGCAACGCTGAATACCACAATGATTGAGGCTTCCGAAGCAGGCTTGAAATTAGCGCTTGGTGGCGGTGCGACATCAACGGCAGATATCGCATCGACAAAAATAACAGCGACAAACACAGTAGCAACGGCAGATTATAAGGACATATGGTGGGTCGGCGATACGGCAGGCGGAGCAAAACTTGCTATTAAACTTGCAAACGCATTGAGTAAAGGCGGATTGAATTACACGATTGCGAATAAGGGCGAGGGTACATACGCCGTTACATTGACAGCACATTATAGCATTACCGATTTGGGTACAGCACCGTTTGAAATTCATATCGAAAAAACAGGAGTGTAAAATATGTTAAGTACTGATAGGGCATTAGATGTATTGATTGAGATTACTCCGTATATATCGGAGATTGTGAGCGATGACGATATTAAACAGATTGCGGTTAAGCATAGAGACGAAAAAAATCAGGTTAAATATTTTGCAGAATTGTTACCGTTATTTTTGAAAAAATACCGTGAAGCTGTTTATACGGTTTTAGCCGCTGTAAACGAAACTACCGTTGACGAAATAAAAAATCAGTCGGCGATAGAAACTATGAAACAAGTTAAAGCGATTGCGGAGGATAAAGACTTAGTAAGTTTTTTTACCTCGTTCGCTCGGCAGGCGTAAAAGACGGAAGCGGTGTATTTAATCAGTTTGCGGCGTGCGGTAAAATATTAACAGGGCTGAACAGTATAAGTCGCAATATGCCAGTAAAGTCGATTAATTATTATCTAGTGGCGTGGTTACAAGACACGGCGGTACGCTCGGCTTACGATAATTATATTGCGGATATGCTGTATATAACCGCACAAGGCAAACAGGTTGGCGATAATAATTACTGGCGAGATATTAAAGCGGAAATGCTTGGCGAACATAAAGCCGTAGATAACAGGACGGCGAAAGAAATTATCAACGACACGCTTACAAAACACGGAATCGAGGTGTTATGAATTTATTTAATTTAGTCGCAAAACTAACTCTTGATGATAAAGATTATCAAAAAGGCATAGACGGCAACACGAAGAAAGGCGTTAATTTCGGACAGAAGATAGCAACGGGTGCAAAAGTCGCAGGGAAAGCACTTGCGGCGATGTACACCGCTGTTATTGCCGTCGGAGCTGCGCTGACTAAATTAACATTGAATGCGATTGATTTAGGCGGCGAGATTGACGATGAATCGCAAAAGCTGAATATGTCGACTGGTGCGTATCAGAAATGGGCATTAGCTATGAAAATGTCGGGTACCACGATTGATACAATGTCAATGGGTATGAAAACATTTACAGGCGTATTGGACGATGCATCTAACGGGTCAGCAACAGCGTTGTTAATGCTAGAGCGGCTTGGAATGGGCTATGAAGATTTTGCTGGATTGTCCGTTGAAGATTCGTTTAAAAAAGTTGTTGAGCAGTTTCAAGGAATGGAAGAGGGGGCGGCAAAAACACAATTAGCCGTGGATTTATTCGGTCGGTCCGGGCAAGAACTATTACCACTGTTTAATCAGGAAGTCGGCTGGCTTGATACGATGTTCCAAAAGTACGAAGATTTAGGCTTAATTTTAGACGAACAGGCTATTAAAAAATCAGCAGAATTTGGAGACCAGATAGACCTGCTTGTATCTAAATTTAAAATGACTGCAACGATAGTCAGTACGGCGTTTATGCCCGCAGTAATGGGTATTGTTAACGGATTAATGGCTATGGCACAGGGCAGCGAGGACGGCGGCGAAAAGCTAAAAGACGGTATACTGAACGCCTTGAATATGATTATCGAGTTCGTACCGAAATATGCAGAGTTTGCGGTTAGTTTTATTGAGACGATTTATAACGTGCTTATAGAAGCTGCACCGAAACTAATTGAAGCGGCGTTTGCGTTAATAATGACATTGATTGGTGCGTTGGAGCGATTAACTCCGAAAATCATACCGCTTGCAATGACACTAATTAGAACACTGGTTAAAGGCATAATCGATAATTTAGACAGGATTTTTGATGCGGCGTTGTATATTATTTTAGAACTAGTAGACGGTATATTAGCCGCATTGCCCGAACTGATACAACTTGCCGTAGAGATTATCGTTAAGTTAGTCGAGTTCATCGGCAGAGCAACGCCTAAATTGCTTGATGCGGCTGTGTACATAATCGATGCATTGGTTAAGTTTTTGTTATTGCCTGAAACGATTGCGATGTTAATTCAGGCGGGCATCGACATATTGTTTGCGTTAATAAAAGGACAGATTCAAGCCGTGCCGATGTTGCTTGATTTTATTATGAATTTAATATCGACGTTGATTAATACGTTTAAAAATACTGATTGGCAAGCAGTCGGAAAAAATATCTTGGACGGTATCGTTAACGGCGTAAAAAACGGGGTTAAGGGTGCGGTTGATGCGGTTAAAAAAGCCGCAAAAGATATATTTAACGGCGTTAAAGATTTTTTCGGTATAAAATCCCCGAGTAAATTAATGCAAGACGAAGTCGGTAAATTTTTACCTGAGGGTATAGCAAGCGGTTTTGAAAAACAAATGCCGAAGTCTGCACGTGATATTAAAAACAGCGTAAAAGATAATCCGCTTACGGAAGATTTAGTTAACGGTTTTTCAGGTGCGATGAGAATTAATAATATGAGCGGAAAATCGGAAAATAAAAACACGGTTGTTCAGGTGTTTATCGGTAATACAGAAATTAAAGATTTTGTTATTAAGACTGTTGAACAAAAGCTAAAACAGCGTGGTATGCGTAATTTAAACGAAATAGGAGCGTTTGGAAAGTGATTAAACTAAATAATTTTGATTTTGACATAACTATAGTAGCACCGAATCCGCTTTTTGGCTATGTTGATGAGTATAAAGAATACCCTGTTATATCAGGCAAAATACGCAGAGAATATGCAGGCAAGCGTTTTCGTGGCGAAATACCGTGCGGATATTTTACAAATGAGCAGATTGCACATATTAATGCATTGCAGGACACGCAAAAAATAGACGGACATTTAGCGGCACAGGTAGATATGCCAGGAAATCAGATTTTTGTAGGAGATGTATTTTTATCAGTTAATAACTTACAGGCACGATTTGCAAAAATTAATGATGCGTATGTTTGGACTAACTGGAATATCGTATTAACAGGAGCAGATTTGGTATGATTAAGTCGGCAACAGTTATTTACGATTTAATAGACCCGACATTAAAAACCGATAATAAGACAGGCACGGCGAGCGGTAATTCTCCGTATTCTGTTCCTGTTAATGCGTTGTCCGTTCCGAATAAAGTTAAATTAGCGTATTTAGAAAATAGATATTTTAAGCTAGACGGAACGCATATATTCCCGAAAGGTAACGAAAATGTCGGGTGGGAATCCGATATAACATCAGACGAAAACGGGGCGATATCGGCGTGGGTACAGTTTGTTTTTGCGAACACACACAGCAGTTTTGGTATACAGATTGCGTTTAACGGCGGTACAATTGCTGAAGATTTTACGATTGAATATTTTGCGGGCGATACGCTGATAGGTAGTATAACCGTAACGGGCAATACTGAAAAGATGTACACCGAAGCCTCAACGATGCTGAACTGGAATAAGGTTAAAATAACGGTAACGAAAATTAACAACGCAGGACAACGGGCAAGGATAAGCTATGTTGTTTTTGGCGTGTCGGACGAATATACATCGGACGATTTGATACGAGTTACAGCAAGCAGGGCAACCGATTTAACGGCGGAAAAAATCGATTCAGGCGAATGTGAATTTCAATTTTTTAATGCAGGACGATTTGATATAAAGAGTATAAAAGACTTGCCGTCAGAAATACAGCAGAACATTAATATTCAGATATATTTCGATAATAAAAAATTTGGCTCGTATGTTTCTCGTGGAACAGCAGTAAGCGACGAGGGTAAAGTTATAACGATACAGGGCTATGATGATTTTTACACTCTAGGCGAAACATATTTTCTAAAAGGTAAAATTGCATCGAACAAGTCGCTATATGATTGGGCAGTCGAAGTCTCCGAAGATTGCGGCATTAATTTAATCATAGACGATTCGTTGAAAAATATATATAGCAACGGATATATCGGATATGTTCCGCACCGTGAAGCGTTACGAATGATAGCAGAGGCAGGAAATTGTATAATTCACACTGATAAATACGGTAATAATTATATTGCACCGCATACGCCTGAAGCACCGATTTTATTTAACGAAGATTCTATAATTAAAGATACGCTTGATGTTAACAACTCTGAAAAAATTGACGGTGTTGTTGTCGAGCGATATACTTACGTGTTGAGCAGCACGGCGACAGGCTTAGCAGAAGTACAGGATATAGCATTAACAGGCGAAGAACAGGCAGTATGGGTTGATTATGCGACATTTCCGTCAAGTGTTGACAGTGTTGCGGCTAGTACGAATATCACGATTGACGCCGTTAAAACAAAATATTATTCAGACCGTGCGTTAATATATTTTACAGGCACAGCAAACGAAACAGGTTGGATTACTCTGATAGGTAAAGCGTATGCAATGTCGAAAACGAACATATCAAGCGGAGCGGAAAGCGGTAATATTAAAACGATATCGAACACGCTTATAACAAATAGTGCGGTTGCTGAATCGGTATTATCGTATCAGACTGCACGCACACAGAATATTTATTTATACTCTGCTAATGTTTTTACGGAAGATGAAGAATTAACACTTGGCGGCGAAGTTGATTTGAACGGCGAGAATATATATATCACGAAAATAACACAGTCGCTTACGGCGGATTCCGCAGAGATTAATATTGTGGGGTACGATAAAATATGAATGGTTTAATTTTTGACAGAACGGAAAACGATGTAAATAACGATACGGATAAAGCGTATTTGCAGAAAGCAGATTACGACAGAGTACAGGAATGGATATCGTATTTTTCGACAGAGTTTAATTTAAATTTATCGGTT